TTTATTCCTAATAATATCTTCAAATATTTTTGTGTAAAAAGTCATGTCATTTAATAAATAACCAAAGTTTTGATGGATAGTTACCAATTTGTAAAGTGAAGATATCACACATTTTCTTGAATTAAAATCAGATAAATATTTATTTTTAACAAGATATTCCAAACTTTTATCGTCATTTGATTGTTCAAAACACAATTTAATAAAATCAGCATCAAAAATATGGTTATCGTAAAATTTAATAAATATATTGAATGAATATATCAAAGATAATTCAATCCATTCTTTTTTAAATTTATCAATTTTAAAATGATTCATACAATTTTCAATAAAATACAAATTATTTTTTTGTATGGCTAAATCAATATAATAATCAATATTATTAAAATCAAGATAACAAGCAATTTTATCAAAATTTTCATTACAATTATTGTTGATAAAACATGTTATTAATTTATTTATTAAATTTGTGTGATCATAAGTTTGCACAAATGATAAAATTATTTTCCAATTTTTGAAAAAACATATATTTTCATAAATGTTATTTGGTTTCATCACACAGAATCTTAATTTTTCTTCAAAATAATCATAGTCTAAATTATTTGCTTCATAATATTTTCTAAAAGTCGATAATTTGACTTGACATTTTAATTGAGTAATGTGAGAATCAATTAAATCATCATATTTGTTGTAAATAAAATTGGCGAAAATCCAGGAAAAATAATATGGTGAAAAAGCAAGCGAATTATCAATGATTTTATCGAAAAACTGTTTTCTTTTTATTGGGCAGGGTATTTTAATATTTATATCTTCTGGTTTATTAGATTTAATAATTATGTTCATTGCTCCAATCCAGTCGAGATGTAAAAAAATATTGTAACTAAAACACTGACTCAAAGCTAATGAAAAACTAGTTTCATTTGAATCTATGTGTCTGTATTGTTCAAATGTTTTTAAATCATCATTTTTAATACTTTCAAGATATTTATTATATATGTCCATATTAATAAAATAATACAATAATTAATATATATTTCAATTATTTTGATGTGAGAAAGAAACCACATGTTCTTCACCAAAGGACTTCAAAACATCAATTAGTACAGTGTCATTTTCAGAACTTTTTTTAATTGATTCAATCATATTATTATCAACTATTTTGATATCATTTCTTGTATTTCCATTGTCATCTAACAAAGATAAATAATTATCATCATCAATATTTACGAGAGTATATCTTGTTCTATCAATATATGGAACATTCACATTATGAGATGTGGACTCAATCATCTCATATTTTTTTCCATTAAAAATATCAATTCCCGTCATATGAGCTTTACATGATCCATGTTTTCCAGTTTTGTAAATACTAACTTCCACGATTTTACATGGTCTTTTATTGATTACGATATGTTGACCTTTTTTAGCAATATCAATACATTGAGCTGAATAATAATATTCTTCTTCTGTCATATATATTAGTAAGATTTATTTCATACAATAGATAAATCAATTTTTTTACATCCATCCATGTTGTTTAGCCACAGCAATAAATGATGTTTTTGCTTCTTGTAATGTATAAGGAGTATTATAATTTGCTGGATCTATTTTTGCCCCTCCTTCTGTAATTGTACTTTTGATTTGAACTAACAATGATTCAACAGAATATGCTGGACTCCATTTTTGTGGTGTGAGTAATTGCATACACAAAGCTCCTTTTGATGTGATATGTCCAGTTTGATATACAAATCTAGGTCTGACAATTCTAACAAAAGGTGGATGATAAGGATAATTATCATCAAATAAAATTTCAATTTCTACAAATGGAATATCATATTTCATGAGATCTTTAACCAAGTCAGAATCTTTATCAAAATCAAATAACGTTACATTCCATTTTTGTAAATTATTTTGATCAACCATAATATTAAATTCAGTAGATTTTTGTATGTCACTTAAATCTTTTAGTAATCTTTTCAAACCTTTATCTTTGATACGATTAGTTAGTGCAATAGTTTCTTGTTGAATTTTAATATTGAATTTTTCATTTAGTCTTGATCCTATAGTATTACTTAAACTATATGGAAAACATAAAATATACCTCAAAATTAGTTTATCTTCATTTGGAATAACGAAAATTGAATTTCCTGGTTTGTAGTCTGATTTATTTCCTATCACTTCAAAAACTCCCATGATCATTTCTGTTGAATGATTATATCCACAATAAGTTAAACTTGTATTAAAGTTATCACTTGTGTAAATTCCAACGCCATGTGCTGCACCTGCTGTCATCATTTTAGTATTTGAACAAACTTTAATACCATTTCTCATTATACTATACCAATTTTCAATTCTTGATCCGTGATATAGAAAAACGGTGATTCCTCCAGATTTTTTTCTAAATTCTTCTTCTTTATCAAATTCATGAACAACTTGTAATGATTTTAGGTTAGAACAATTAATTAGATCAACTTGATTAATATTACATTTATTGGACAAAATCAAAAATCTAATTAGAATATACAAATCATTTCCTAATTTTTTTTTCAATTCATTTTCATTTGTTGATAAATTTATTATTTTGGAAATATCTGTATGAGTATGATTACCAATAGTTTTATCTAATAAAGTCCAATTTTTATTGTCATGTGCATTTTTATTTCCAGATATTGTTGTTATAACTCCTCTCTCTGGTTTTGATAATTTTTTTTCAATTAAAAAATGGTTTGGAAATGGTTCAAATATATCTTGTCTTCTCGGCGATTTAATTGCTTGAAAACTTGTCATCAATAAAAAATTTACCTTATCCGGGTTTTTTTTATATGTTTCTAATACATAATCTCCAATTGGCATTTCTTCCATTTTATAAATACACATATCATTTCCACAATTGCTATATTCATTACTTGGAACTTCTAAACTTGTTTGACATGAAATACAATATTTTTTTAAATTGGGAATAATTTGATTAATATCAACTAAAAAATCAACAATTTGATCATAAGACTCATATTTTTTTTTATTGATTAAATTAATTAAGTGTATTGTTTCATAATCATCATTATTTGATGTAAAGATAATTTGATTTTTGTCATGATGAAAAATTACATTGTAATTTTGAGAATCAAAGTTAATATTGAAATAAATTTTGTTTTCTTTGAAATTTGTTTCAACAATTACATTGTTTTTTTTGAATTCATTATTAAATGAATTTATTAATTCAATAACACATTCCATTAGTATTTGATACTATATCAAAAAATAAATAAATCAATTTTTTTTATTTAAAATTATAATTAATTAAAATTATAATGAGATCCACTGTTTTTGCTACAAAACCGATAGTTAATCCGAACAATAACACAGAAGACAAGATTGACTATAAAGATGAAATAGAAAAATTAAATTATAAAAAATTAAAATATGAAGAAGATAGACAACTATTAGATACATATGATAAAGTTACAGCAGTAAATATTGATAGTAGATTTCGAAATATAATTCCAATAAATAAAGTTGAAGATATATCAAATCCATTACCTCTAAATCCATTATATTTGACAGAGAACTCTACTGAAGTAAGAATATATTTTCCAGAACATAACATAAGTGCAAACGATAAAATTATAGTTCAAAATGTCGAAGCGGATAATATTAATCTATCAAAATCATTAAATTTTGTTGATTTAAGTCAATATGTTTTAGTTCACCATCCCAACCACGGAATTCCTGTATCGAATTTTACAAAATCAACAGTTTTTCAAATAAATTTAAGTGGTCTAACTGGTGTAAACCAAACTAATTTTATTGGAAATATTTTTGTTAATTTAGTAAATGACAATCAAAATGTTTATGTTTTCGGATTAGCTGAATCACAAACTGAATTATATGTAATTAATGATACTGTACCTGTCACAGATTCAATTAATCAATTTTTGTCATATATAATAAATTTTTTTGAATCTCCAAATGATATTATAAATGATTATTATTTAATAAAACTACCAATAATTTTTAGATCTGGTAGTTTATCAGTTAATTTATTTGTTGATGGTTTAACTGATTTTTATGTTTATATTTCTGACAATGTTATAACATTTAATTTTTTAAATATTGGAGGTATTCCATTATCTTATTTATTGGCAAATTACCCAGTTAATTCCAATCAAAACCAAGGTTTTTTTGATGTTTTTGCAGTTGATAAAAATAATATATATTTTAATTGTGCCACAAAATCATTAAAAACTACATCTGGGGGTGGATCAAATGTTGTTGTTGCTAAGATCCTGGAAACAATACCAGGATATCCAAACACAAACGAGTATACAATACAATTACAACGTGTTTTTCACAATGTAACAAAAATCGAATTAATATCAACTGAATTTTATAATTCGGAAAAAGTAATTAGAGCATCACCAGATAACAAAAGGAACAATAGATTATATTGGCAAAATATTGAAGATGGAAATTATACATATTTCATTGAAATTCCAGAGGGAAATTATCCTAATCCTGATGATTTAATTGCAACTATAAAAACAACTATGAATAAAGTAGAAAGAATAAATTCAACTCAAAATAATAAATTTTATCACAATTTTGATATTGTTTTAGATACAAATACAAATACAATAACTATAATATCAAGAAAAGATGTCAAATTAGATCCGAGACCATTAACAATTGATATAATAACAATAAATGGAGAAACTAGATACAGATTAAAAATAAAACATTCAAATAATTCCGTTCAAGTGGGAGACACCATTACATTATCAAATGCAATTCAAACAGATGGTATATCATCGTCAATTCTTAATCAATCATTTACAGTTATTGAAATTGATCCCACAAATGAAACTTATACTGTATTGTTACCATCATTAAATTTATCAGCATTTAATGATTCAACTGGTGGTGGAGATAATGTTTCTGTCCGTGTAAATTTTTTAGTAAAGTTTTTTTTTAATAGATCTGACACATTGGGAAAAATATTGGGATTTAGAGATGTTGGTGAAAATAATGCAATAACAAAATTTTCAGCAGTTATAAAAAATACTGATTTATATGCTGATGAACTTACAATATCTTTGGATGTGACAGGAAATAAAAAAATAAATCCATTACCTCAATTAAATTTTTCTGGTGAATATTTATATTTTTTTTTATACATAAATGATTTTGAATCTATGATCACTTCCTCAAATTTGAAACCATCATTTGCTAAAATTATTTTAAATGGACAACCAAATGATGTATTATTTAATTCCTTTGTGGCTCATCCTGTAGTCATGGAATTTCCAGTATCTCAATTAGATGAACTAAGAATAAAATATTTATATCCAGATGGTACCGATGTATTATTCAATAATATTGATCATAGTTTAACTTTAAGAATTACTGAATATATTACAAAACCATTTAATACACGTTTAAATTCAAAACTTGCAAATGAACAAACTTCTTATATCAGAGATTATGATTCCAATACTAGAAATTTAATTAAAAGATAAACATTGATTGATTATTTCCAATTCATTATAATTATTAATATTAAATCTGATAAAGTTCTCGCATATGGCTTTCCAATATTTTATCAATAAATTATAATTTTGTTCAATCATTGGTAAAATTTCATCATTTAAATTTTCTATTGCTTTTCCACTCTTATTTAATACAATATCTGATTTATTTTCAATTGATTTTAAAATTTCATCAAATAGTAAAGTCATGTTAGTTATTTCTTTGATGTCTTGATCAAACATTATGTACACTATATCTTTTGACAAATTATTTTTAATATGATTTCTTATTGTTATTCTTTCTCCTTGTGGACTAATCATAAAATCATCCATAATTGAATTAACTAAATCATAAATGTTAATATCAGTACTTGATGTTCTCACTTTCAAATCTTCAACTATAACTTTTGATATTACACCAACAAATATCTCTGAAATAATAGTTGTGGTTAAATGAGATACAATATCTATTATTACATTTAATACTTGGTTTTTTGAAATATCTTTTCCTTTCAAATAAAAATTACTGATTTTTTTATTGATTTGTCTATAATATTTTAATATAATGTCAAAATCATTTTTATCCAATTCATTTTTTGTAAATTTATTCATAATTATTTTTTCTATTTTCAAAATATGTAATGGAATAAAATTACAATCTTTTTCAATTTCATTTGAATCAACATATAATTTCCATGATCCAATATATTTATGACCATCATTATCGAAAATCTGTGAATATATTTTATTAAAGTTGTTCATAATTTTGGAATCATAATTTATTGACTGTATTGCTTTATCAGAAAGAGTTTTATCACTATAGACATTACTAATAATTGAATCAATGGTATTAATTTTGTTAATTATAGCTGTCAAATCATTTTTATTTTTGGAAATAATTTTTTGTAAATTAGTTTTCATATCATTATATGATGTTGTTGTTATTTTTTTACTAATTTCGTCCAATTGTATTTCTTTAATGTTAATTTTTTGTTCAATGTCATTTTTTTCATTTATCATTTTATTTTTAATATTTATTAATCCGTCAATATATTTACCCAATAAGTTTATGTTGTTATATTGATCTTTAGTAAAGTTAATTATATTAGGTTTTTTAAATTCACATGAATTCATATCCAAGTCAACATTATATTTTTTAAATAACATAAATAAGTTATTGATATCATCATATTTCCATGAATCATCAAATTGATAAATTAAATCATAAATATAGTGAATTATGAGTGAAAAACAAATTTTAAAACTTGATATTGAATTCAATAAAATATTGTTTTT